CCGTCAGAATGGTAAGTCTTGGATGCTTCGAGCACTTTGTGCAGGCTGGGCACTTAAGGGGCCTGAGTGGTGGGGTCGTCCGCAGGAGATTCAGATCGTTGCGAACAAGAAGAAAAGAGCGATGGAGACGTGGCGATTCTTGGCGACAACATTTGAGAAACTGGACTTGGCGACGGTCCGCCGAACAAACGGTGACGAAGCGATCCAGTGTCACAACGGGAGCGTGATCAGCATGGGTGTCGCACGAGCTGACGAGCACGGTGGCAGTCCAGACTTGCTGTGCGTGGACGAGTTGTGGGACATCAGTTCCGAAGTGTTGTTTGATGCGTTCAGGCCGTCGCAGATCGCACGACCGAACCCTCTGTTGGCGTGCTTCTCCACTGCTGGCGATCAGTCAAGTGCTGCGATGCAAATGCTAAGAGAACAAGCGTTGCACGCGATTGACAAAGGGATCACAAACGGGATCTACTGGTGTGAATGGTCGCCTCCGCCCGGGGTGAATTGTGAGGATCGGCAGTGGTGGCCTTGGTCAAATCCTGCGTTAGGGACGACGATCCAGTGGCGTGCGTTAGAAAAGGCGTTTGCTGGGCCTGACCGTGGGGCGTTCTTGCGTGCCCACATGAACCTGTGGATTGCGTCCGCTGACTCGTGGCTCCCGTTCGGTTTGTGGGCTGATCGAGTTAGCCAAGTGCAGATCCCAGACGGCGGCATCTTGTGCGTGGATAACTCGCTTGATAACGACACTTTGTATTGCGGCGTGAGGGCCGTCGCGCACGAAGGCGGCGTGATCGTCACGACCGAATTCGTGGTTGACTCCCAGTCACAAATGTGGGCTGAAGTAAATCGTGTCATGCAAAATCGTGACATCCAGTTACGAATCAATCCGACGTTGCATCCGCACACCCCGCCCGATCTTGTGCGTCGTACTCAGATCGTCGGTTACAAAGAACTGAAAGCAGCAACACCGATTTGCCGTGGCATGATCTTGGAGGACAAGTTGCGTCACACTGGTGAGATTGCATTATCTGAACACGTCACTAGGGCGGTACAGGTCAAGGTGGACGACGGTGCACCGTTGTCTAGTCAGAAGTCACCCGGTCCGATCACCCTCGCCCGTTGCATGGTGTTTGCAGCTGCTGAAGCGGGACGACCGACTAGGTCATCTCGCGCCGCTTTTGCTTTCGGGTAGGGGTACTTACATACAAGAAATATCTGTGAGAGAATCGGAGCAATGGCTCTTTTCGGAAACAAGAAAGTGAATGCAACCCCCGCGTTCGCGTCTGCTCCGATACAGGCTGCAGCAGGTTCTGCCGCACAGGTGGGCCAGTTCTACACGTATTCCGTCGGGGCATCGCAAGAACTGGCACTCTCTGTTCCTACTGTTGCACGATCCATTCAGATGATCGCATCCATGGTCGGTTCGCTTGAATTAAAGCACTACACAACTCAATGGAATGGCGAAGAGTACGAAGAGATTTACTTGCCCGTTGAGCCGTGGATGGAACAGCCCGATCCGCGGGTGACTCGAAACTTCATGTTCTCGCAACTGGTAACGGATTTGATTTTGCATGGACGCGCCTTTTGGTTTATCTCGAGTCGTTCGTCCGCCACTGGTCGTCCGCTTTCGTTCCAATGGTTGCCCGCATCCATGGTGAACACTTTGGATCAAGCAGGCCCGCAATGGTTCGGCCCGAGTAATGAGATCACTTTCAACGGATACCCATTAAACACTGACGACGTCGTCCAGTTCTTGGCACCGACTCAAGGTTTGCTATATACCGCTAATCGCGCAATTAATACAGCAATTAAATTGCAACAGGCCGCGGACCGTTTTGCTGTCAACGAGATTGCTGCCGGGTGGCTTCAGCAGACCGACGCATCCGAACCGATGTCCGCTGAAGATCTCAGTGAACTCGCAGCTGCTTGGCGTAACGCTCGCCAAGTCGGCGCGATCGGAGCACTCAACAGTGTTGTGACTTTTAAAGAGTTTTCGAGTGACCCGAACAAACTGCAGTTAGTAGAAGCGCGCCAGTTCCAAAGTCTTGAACTCTCACGAACGACGGGAATCCCCGCATATCTTTTAGGAATCGGCGTGCCCGGCCAAACTTATCAGAACGCGCAACAGTCGCTTAGAGATCTTTGGCTACTGGGAACCAAACAGTATTTGGACTGCATAGAACAGACGTTGTCAATGCAACCAATACTTCCAAAAAATCGTTACGTTTGCTTTGATGTTGAAGAATATTTGGAGCAAAACGATTTGACTGAAGTTCAGCATGAACCATCAGCGTCCGATCGTGAACCGATGGACACACCTATGGAGACCCCAGCATGATTCGTTTTACAGCCGACCTACCAACACTTGATTTTGCAAAGTCGGATCAGGACGCACCCGCATCTATCTCTGGTATCGCTGTCCCGTGGGCACCGACTACCGCAGTAGTTTCAGGCGGCCAAAAAGTAGCTTTTGCTCGCGGTGCTTTTGATGTTAATCAGAAGAACGCCAAACTCATAGAAGGACATGATCTTTCGCAGTTGCGTGGCACCGTAAACGCTTTGGCAGATATGGAAGAAGGCCTCGGCTTTACTGCAACCTTCGCCCGTACTCGCGCATCAGCCGACGCCGTGGAACTTGTGAAGGCTGGAGCATACGACGCTGTCTCCGTTGGTGCTGAAGTGATCGAGTCGCATTACGACAAAGACTTGAAAGCAACAGTTGTCACCAAGGCTTCACTCATGGAATTGTCGCTCGTCGCCATTCCAGCGTTCAAGGACGCGTTAATCACCAGCATCGCTGCCTCCGCAGAAGAGACAGAACCCGACGAAACCCCAATAGAAACAACCCCAACACCATCCGAGGAGGATGAAACCATGTCAGAACCCACAACCGTTGAAGCCGCTGTCGCGACTCAACCCATCTACGCAACCGCCAAGCGCGAATTCAAATTGCCGTCACCCGCAGAGTACATCGCTACTTTCTTGCGTGGCGGTTCTGACTTCGCACAAATGAACGAGAACGTTCGTGCAGCTGCACCTTCCGCTCCGTACATTGACACCGAATCAAACCCGGGCGCGTTGCCCGAGATCATCGTTCAGCCCGCCTATAACAATTTCCGCGGTCTGCGCCCAGTGATTGATGCAATCGGCACTAAGGCAATGCCCACTGGAGGCCAGATCTTCGTTCGTCCTTCAGTCACGACCCATGTTTCGCAGGGTGTGCAATCGGCACAGAACGCAGCACTCACCGCTGATCTTGACTGGACCGATCCCAACATTCTCCAGCTCGTCCTTGACGACATGGGCCGCGTGTACGCCAACACCACCGACAATGTCGCAGCTGACGCATTGCTCGCAGGATGCTCACAGTCCGCAGTGCTCACCGATCCGACCAGCCCAGCCGAATGGATCAGCGACATCTACGACGCATCGTCCACCATCTTGACCAACTCGAACGGCAACCTCCCCACACACTTGTTCTTGAGCCCAAATATGTGGGCCGCTGCAGGCAAGCTCGTGGACACCACTGGTCGTCCGTTGTTCAGCAATGTTGGACCAATGAACGCATACGGTTCACAATCGCCAGCACAGACCGACGGCATCGTCGCGTTCGGATTGCGCGTCGTCGTAGACCGCAACTTCGCTGCAGACACCTGCATCGTTGGTGACGCATCAGGATTTGAAATCTTTGAATCCATGAAGGGTGCAATCAGCATCGATGTACCGAGCACGTTGTCACGCACCATCGCATGGCGCGGCTACCTCGCCACGTTGATGATTGACGCAACCAAGTTCGTCAAGTTGACCTGAGCAAACTGAAACACTGAAGGGAACTGGATCATGGCCGTATTCACCGTTACACACGCACAACGTGTGGACGACTACGCCGTGATCCAGACCCTTGAGTCAACAGACATCACAGTCGGCCAGACGATCATCGTTGCCGGGGTAGGAAATAACTTTGATGCGACTTACATCGTTCAGGCTGTCCCTACTTACTATTTCATTGGTGTTGATTCTCAAGGCGATTTTGAATACAACTACGAAATCGTCATTGAGAACCAGTTGCTCGTCAAATCAGATTTCAGCGATTATCAAAGATCTGCAGCGACAGGAACAGTCACATGGACCCAGTCCTGCACTTGGCTGTCATCTACTGCACCAGTAATTGAGTTTCTTGGGATCGCGTCGGCCACGGCAAATGACACCGCGTTCCTCACGACTTGTGTCGCAGCTGCGAACTCCTGGTGTTTCAAGCGTCGCGTGCAGGCTGGTTACCACGACAGTCTCACCACTGTCCCTGACAGTTCAGTGCTGTTGGGAACCACCTTGTATGCGGCAGGCCTGTACCGTGAACGCGGAACTACTGGCGATTCATACGCTTCGTTTGGTGACATGAGCGGACCACCGCTGATGACTCTCGGACGCGTGAACCAGTTGCTCGGCGTCAAACGCAGTCAGGTGGCTTAATGTGGCAGGCATCTTCACAGACACCATTGACACCGTGTCAGCGTCGCTCACAGCCTTGGGACTTAAACCAGTCACCGATCCGCGCAACGCACGACCGCTCACAGTGTTTGTGGAATTACCGACGTTCACTTGTTTCAACAACCAAATCGCAGACATCACCGTCGATCTTCGAATCCTTGGCGCGCCACCCGGCAACCAAGACTCATCCGACTACATCCTCGGAGTGGTCGACACAATCATGAACAGCCCTATCGCCGTTTTGAGTGGCTCACCTTCGCTCGCTCAAATCGGTTCACAAGAACTACCCGCATACGATTTAACAATCAGAATCGCTTCCAAGCGCATCCCATAAAGGACAAACAATGCCCACTACAAAAACCGTTTACCTGTCCAACCCAACTGTTCTTATTGGTGGCGTGGACGTCACTCAGAACACCAACGCGGCCTCGTTGGAAATCGGCTACGACCAACTTGAATCCACAACTTTCGGCGATACCGGGCACCGTTTCGTGTCGGGCCTCCAAATGGTGAACGTCACCTTGACGATGTTCATGAACTACGGCACTGGCGAAATTGAAACAACGCTTTTCGATCAGGTCGGCGACGGCACCACCACTCTGGTCATCTCACCATCAGGTACCACGGAGTCTGCAAGTAACCCCGAATATACGATTACTAATGCCATGTTGTCTTCGTTTACGCCGATCGTTACAACCGTTGGAGAGCTCAGCCAAGTCAGCGTGAATTATGTCGGAGGCACTTGGGTGCGCGACATCACCAACCCGTAATCAACAACTAACAAAAGGACCCCGACATGATTGGTATGACATTAAGAGTAGAGATGGCTGACGGTGAAACATTTGAAGCACCGATCACCTACGGAGTTGCGTGCAGATGGGAAGATCATCACCCCACGCTCTCCGTGGGCCGTTTCTTAGAAGACATGAAATTCAAGCCTCTCGCATGGTTGGCTTGGGATGCGTTACGAACAAAGAAAATAGTTGTCCCGTTGTTTAGCACTTGGGTAGAGAACGTCATGGATATCACGTTCCTCCCAAAAGCCAAAGCGGGCCAGCAGGACGAGCAACCAACCTGATCGCGCAGCTCGCTGTTCGTACAGGCATCAGTCCACTGGACCTGATGGAAACACCAGCCCAGATCATTGATGAAATGGTCAGGTTGATAATCGAGCAGAACGAGAGCAAAAAGTGAGTCTTGGAATAGATCTGAAACCAACTGGCCTGAAAGAGGCGTTGCGGACGATTAACTCCATTGACCCTAAATTGCGTCGTGCTTACGGTAAACAGATCCGTGAACTGGGCAAGGTCGTTGTGGATGCGATCACACCGCTGGTGCCGTCGTCGTCGCCTACGCGTGGCATGGATGGGCCGTGGCGTACCGGGTGGAAGAACGGTCAAACCAAGAACATTGTCGTTAAGACCAACACTCGAAAAGCACGTAAACGCAACATTGCTAAAGGTGCCCAATATGAAACCATTGGCACGATCACTGTAGGGACAAAAGGTGCAGCACTCGCGATCGCAGATATGGCTGGCAAGGCTGGCAATAGAGGCCGTGGTGATTCGCGTGCTCGTCCTAACTTTGCTGGCGTTCTTAACGACAAGATTGGTCGCGGTCCGTCGCGCATGGTGTGGGCTGGTGGCGAAAAAGCAATCCCAGACTTTCAGAAGGCTCTTGAGCCTGTTATCAAAGAAGTAATCTTTGAAGCGAACAAGGAACTAATGAAAGTAAATCGCTGATGGCTATTAACATTCCGATCCTCACAGAGTTCTCAGACTCAGGAATTAAAGCCGCTAAAGCCGCGTTCGGTAATTTTAAGACTGCCGTGGGTGACGCTGAAGGTGGCATGGGCAAGTTTAAGGCTGGTTCAAAAGTCGCGTTGGATGCGGTCGCCGCTAATGCTTCAACTTTTGCAGTCGCAGCTGGTGCCGCAGTGGGCAGGTTTGTGGCCGACGGTATTACAGCGTTTCAAGACATGGCAATCTCGGCAGGGAAGTTTGCTGACGCTACAGGTCTGGCCGTTGAAGACGCGTCGCGTTACATTGAAGCCGCAGGCGATATCGGTATCCCGATTGATGCCGTTGAAGGTGCGATCGGTCGACTTAACAAGACCATTGGTGCAGACCCTGACAAGGTCCGTGACCTTGGTGTTGACCTTGTGTATTTAAAGGACGGTTCATTAGACGTCAACGAAACATTCTTAAATACGATTGACCGCCTGAAAAAGATTAAAGACCCAGCAGAGAAAGCCACCGTTGCCGCGCAATTGCTTGGTAAGGGCTGGCAGTCAATGGCCGAAATGATTGAGATGGGCGCGGACGATCTTGATGCATCTTTAAAAAAGGTGTCGGATCAAAAAGTTATTTCTGAAGAAGAACTTAAATTGGCTAGGGATTACCGTACCGCGATGGACAACCTTGGCGACTCAACAGAGGACCTAAAAGTCAAGTCTGGTCAACGGTTAATTCCGCTGGCGACGATGTTGGCTAACGGAGCAACTAAAGCTTTAGAGTTTGACGCTGCATTTGATGAACTTGTCAGAGACATTGTTGGTAAAGGCACGCAAGCAGAAGAGCAGTTGAGCGATCTTGCTGGTGTTGTAGACGAGGGTCGAATTAATGCTGGAGAGTTTAAGACAGCAATTCAAAACGCCAAGATTCCGCTAGATAACTTGACAACTTCCGCGACTAACGCCAGTGTTGCAATCGTTAACGCTGACACTGCTTGGAAAAATCTGACCGGAACATTGGATCGCGAAGTCGCACTCGACAACGCCAAAATTGATTTAGCCGAGTTAGAAACAGCAGCTGCTAAAGCGTTCGGAACAGGTGCCCAAGCCGACATTGATGACTACGAGGAAAAACTGGCGACATACGCTGGAGTGCTCGCTGGCATCTCGGGGACTATGGACGGTATCTCATCCAAGGAAATCTTGTTTAGGTTCAAGACTCAAGGTTCAGCGGCTGCGCTTGAGTACGCAACGTATCTTTCTAAGGGTGCAGAGTACGGCGGGATCAGCGAATACGACGCGTTGACCCTTGCGGGCATCTCTGGTGCGCGTGCTAGCGGTGGCCCTGTGGCGGGCGGTAGTTCTTATCTTGTGGGTGAGCGCGGGCCCGAGTTGTTTACGCCGGGTACGTCTGGAAGTATCACCCCAAACAATGCGCTAGGTGGCAGCACCACTATTAACGTCAATGTGAACGGTGGCGACCCGAACAGTATCGTCAGGGCGTTGCAGCAGTATGTGCGTCAGTCGGGACCAGTTCCCGTTAATACGCGGGCGATGTGATGCCGACAACACCTTGGCAGTTTCTCCTTAACGGGTCCACGGACTTCACTAGCAGTGTTTTGTCAATAAGTATTAGACAGGGCCGAGAAAAGTATTTAGACAACTACAGC